CACTTGTAGTCGTACCACCACCAAGCGGAGAGCCGCCGACGGTAGTAGTCTTAATAAGATATACGGAGTCGCTAGCAGCCGAGCCAGTCTTGTTGACAGCCTTGGCTAAACCCCTTTTAATCTTTGCTTGTATGCTTGCCGCGCTCATTCTTTACCCCTGCTATGTATTGCGCGATTATACCACCTAAATCAATTATATTTAAATAAAACTAGCTATGTACGTATTTGTGTACTAGGCTAAGTACTTAACTAACTCAGAGACGGATTAATGCACATAACCAATTACACAGAAGCCCGAATTAATCTTAAAAAGATTATGGATTTAACATGTTTAACTGAAGAGCCTGTTTTGATTATATCTAAGAAGAAGCAAGTAGTAGTAATATCGAAAACCCAATACGACCTAATAACAACCCAAATGGAGAATAAATAAATGAGTAATGCCGAGATAGTTTTTTTATCAATGTTTGTAAGCCTAATAGTATTTTTAGTATTACGTGAAGTGATTTGCTGGTATTTTAAAATCAATCACCGCCTTAGCGTGATGATTGATATTAAAAGCGAATTGATTCAAGCCAACAAATATAGAAATGAGGATAAAAAAGATGTCTAATATGATGATAGGGTATTGCATATTTGCTTATACATTACATTTATGTCTAACACTTATAACCTGTGTTAGTGAAAAAGATGTGGATTTATGGGACGTGCTTTGGCTAGCAATCGCCCCATTATCAATACCTGTATACGCTGCTGTCTTTCTGGGTAGTCGTCGAAATTAAACCCTAAACATCATATTACTTGACCCGTTGTTATCCAGCAGCGGGTCTAAATATGTATCTGCTCTATCCGTTCTAACCTGCTCCCAGTTGCCACCACTGAAATATGATTCAGAGTAAACACCGTCAACACTGAATGATGCCAGGTTTTGAGTTGTACCACTTACCAATAATGCTGATTCGTTAGCCTGTGCTGCTAATTCCATCTGTGCCTTTTTAAGCTCTGATGGGATATCAGTGATTGCTACTGTAAAGTTATTTGTACACACACCTGAACGCGGATACATTAACTCTTGAGTGGCATTAACACGCGAACCCTTCATGCTTTGTTCTTTGCTAAACAAATAGTCCATGGCTTGAATTAAAAGCGCCTCACGGTCTGGCTGTGTAGCTGGTACATCAAAATTGCGAATGCCAGCGTATTGCTTAAACTCTGCATCAGTCACAAAGCTGTTAGCAGCAGCGACGATAGTACCGTCTTCAATTACTAACTGAGTACCTATGGCAACCACAATCTTTTCAGCGTTTCCAAGCTCTCTAGATGTAATGTCTGTTCCGTATACACTTGCACCGTCTTTGTATGTGACAGTTGCAAACACCTTACCCACTTCGGCTGTACCTGACAGGTCTAAACTTAACTCGGTTGCGCTCTCAACCACGACAACAGCTGGGTTAAGTAGTTTGGTATATGTCTCAGCACCAAAATCAACCAGGATATCAGTCGCAATGGTTAGGTCTATTCCGCCGAAAACAAATACAACTTTATTATCTTTGTTTGGTATTACTAAATTTTGTGCCATTGTTTTAGTTCTCGTTAAAAATTAATGAATAAACACCGAGCGCCGTACCTGAGCCACCCAACTTTGAAAATGATAAATAATAAATGCCAGCCGCTAAACCTCGTTTACCTGAAGCCCCAGCAAATACAGTTGACCTTTGCGCGGTTGCAGATGCAGATAAAGCGTTTAATGTTTCAACAGCCGTTTGTCCCACATCTGGCGTAAATCCTCCGCCAGTTGTAACATTAACTTGTTGTGTATATCCCATAACCGTAGATTGACCATTGTTTTTATAAACAGGTACAGCGGTATTATATACGCCTGTCTCTGTGCCTTGGGTACTTCTGTAAGCCTCAAAAGTTATGCCGCTCTGATGAGTCTCTAAACCTTGCTCTATCAATTCAAAATCTATCGGGCTTTCAAATTTTAAAACAACAGGCGCGCCATCACTCACAGTTAAGGGGATACTTATTCTAAATTGAGTCCCCAAAACATAGTTAGTATCTTCTTGCTCAACTTTTAAACGGCGTATATTAATACGGTCACTTGTAGTTAAGTCGTTAGGTATACCGTGAATAGAATATCTGGCGCGTTCTGTCATGCTTGCTCTTCTTTACGTTTTTTACGTTTCTTTTGAACGTAAAAAGCTCTGAACTGTTGGGAGTCGGGTTTTGCAAACTTTTCTTTGCTTTGCTTGTCTTCATCTGCCATGATTAATCCTCTAAGACAACTTTAGATGGTTTCTTTTTCGGCTTTGATGCTACTACTTTTTTAGCTATACGTTTTTTAGCTATTTGCGTCAATAGGTCATCAGCTTCAATGATTACACCTACCTCGTTGCCTTCTATATTCTTAGCCATGTCAATTCCTAAATGAGTAAATTTTATTTATTATACCACAAACAAAAAAGCCCACCACTATGGCAGGCTTTTTAAAATTTACACTATTTTAGTTAGTGATTAGATAAGCTAAAGGAATGGTTTTACGTGACTGTGTAACACGATCCCAAGTAGTAGCAGCACGAAGCTCAGCAAGAGTATAAGAGTCGCTAGCCGGTGTACCAACATCGGCAAAACCGAAGGGGTGCAACAACCAGGTCTTACGCTCACCGATTTCATTAATACCACCACCATTACCCTGTTTAGCTTCACGGTTAACTTCTACTGGCATATAAGGTGAGCCTTCACCATAACCAAATGCACCAGCACCAAACAAGATAGAGGTATATTTGAAGCCTGAAGTAGTACCAGGGGTAACAGTCATTCCGTCATCTTCGATAAGGCGTAAACCCTGGAAGGTAGGAATAGTCAAGTTACCTAGGCTATCAGGAATGAAATCAATGTCGTTGTTCTTACGCAATTGAGCCATAACCTGTGAATGTACACACATAGCGGTAAACATTGAACCGGCATCACCAGCAGTCGCAACAGCATCAACAAAAGAGTCAACGTTAAACTTAGTTGCAGCAGTTTGTGAACCGATAATCTCAGCGGCTACATCAACAACCATATCGCCTGAATCGTTAGCAACGTTATCAGCTAGGATACCATCACAAGATGCAATCAAGCGGCGCTGCCATTGACGTGTCCAGTAAGAACCGAAACGGTTGATTACTTGTTGATTTGGATCGCTACCAGCTAACTCACCAGCAAGGTCAGTGTTTGAATACCATTGGTTTAAATAAGCAGAACGTGCAATCTGTTTGCCTGTTCCAAGTTTGTTAGGTGTTGCGCTGCCAGTCGTATCATCAGATACGTTAGGTTCAACGGTAGGGTCTAAATCATGCCAGAATGGAAGGTTTACTGTGTTGCCACCTTCAGTTGCATTACCATCTAACATGCCATTTCGTACAACTACACCAGAATCGAAAAACGCTGTTTTCTCTGGAAGGTTTTCAGCCATATACGTTTCATATACTTCTGGTACGATTACATCACTAATTTGAGTTGAAGCCATTGTTATTTACTCACTTTTTTTGTGCCTGCATTTCTGCTTTAAGGCGATTAAATTCTACAGGATTAGATTGGAATAAAGCGGTACGCTCTTGGCCGTTCATATCCTTCATTTGTTTGGGTGTTGAGCTTCCAGCACCACCTACACCATCACCGCCTAAATTGCTTACTGCAACTCGGCTAGCTTTGCCTTGGGGTGAGTCTGCCCATACTTTCATGAATTCACTTAGTGATTGTTCGCCTATCATGGCTTGGCCATCGACGATGCTTGCTTGTGATGATAACGCTTGCTGAATTAGTGGCATCAAATCCTTACTAACCCCATACTGTACAAGCTCGGTGCTTAACCCGTTATCGACCAACAGCTTATGTATTAGCGCATCTTTCTCAGTTGTGCCAGCCGTTAGTTTTTCCAGTGCGATACTGTATTCTTGCTCTTTGAGAGATAGCGCGCCCTGGTAGTTCTCTTTTGATTCTAGCTGCTGTCTTTCGATGTTAGCCTCTAGAATTCGTAATTTCTCTTGTGCCGATTCCTCAGAACTTAATGAACCCTTAGCCTTAGAAAGTTTTTCCTCTAGCTCAGTTTTCTTGCTGATTAATCCACCTGCGAG